TTATACAATTTTCAGTGCACCGTCGTCGTCCGTCTGTAGGGTCATAGTTCCTTTTGACATGGTGCCGTCTTCCGTTGCACGATATAACTCGTCTTTCCAGACGATCCACTGATCTTTTGCCATGGAACCGTCACTTGTTAAAAAATACCATTTCCCATCAGAGCCGGTTTTCCAGGTGTCTTTTACCATATAGCCAGCACCGTCAAACCAATACCATTTCTCTCCGTCTTTGTACCAGTCATTTTTTACAAGGTTTCCGGTATCTCCTAGATAAAATTTCCAACCGTTCTCATCTTCTACCCAACCTGATTTTACCTCGGCTGCTGTTACCAGACTATCCTTAAAATCCTGCCAGGTATGCTTGGTATGGTTATAGACATAAGGATTGGGGCAAATTTTTCCGGTGACATCGTAATGGCGAATGATATGATCTTCTTTTATTCCGTATTTTTTCATTAGCATCTTGGTGAGTTCCTTGGCTTCTCTTACGGTTGCATCTTCAAAGTACCAATCCCGGCTGGTATCAGCCTGAGATCCTTTGTTTCTAACACACAGCTCGATTCCCAGACTGTTGGTATTGCGGCATTCTGGATGCTTGTAAGTTTTGGCGCCGCAGTGCCATGCAATATTTTTATCTTCAACGGACTGCCAGACCTCACCGTTAAAGCCTACAAAGTAATGGGCACTGGCGCCAATATATTGAGATGCATAGTATTTACAGTTGGCTTCCGCTCCTCCCAGAGCTCCTACATAATGAATTACAATATATTTGATACGGCTGATGTCGCCGTTTGTATAGTTATATGGGGTTAATAATTGATGGATTTCCATATTAGATTCCTTCCCTTCTGCCGGAAAATCCCATATCATCCGGGTCAAAGGATTCCCGGAAACGTTCGATTTCCGTGTAATCGGCGTCATTTAGGTTTTCCTGAATTCCTATAAGATCCAGATGGGGCATATCCTTCGTTGCTTCGCTTTTTACCATACCTCTCACCTTGTCCTTTCTATACTATTACAATTTTATGATATGAAAGTGTAAGGTAGAATGTCCCGGGTGGGGAATGGGACAAATTGTTTTGTGGATTCGATTTTCATATGTGGGGAAATTGGGGGTAAAAAGGTAGGATGTGAGGTTATGGTATTTGTGATTTACCTGTTATGGTGTCTGTTATGTTATATGTGATGTTACCTTTGATGTAATTTGTATTGTTATTTGATTGGTTCTGATTTCTGATTTAAGATATCGATTGCCTTTGTTAATACGGCTGGGAGCGGGATACCCATTAGTCCAGCGTTTTCTACGATGGATAGTAATTCGTTTGCCATAAAACCAATGACGACGGTATCTCTTATGTAGCTTGTCCCGATGGACAGGTCTAGGCGGTGGGCGATTAGGACGAAGAGTAGAGTCATGCTCTTTCTACAAAGTCCCTTCCAGCCAGCTCTTGATTCTAAGGCACCGGTTTCTGTTTTGCTGCTGTTTTTGAAAATTCCGGCAACTGCTAGGCCGGAGAAAAAATCGATGCCCATGAAAAGAATTAGTGTTGCGATACCTGTATCCCACCCTCCGAATAGTGATGCTATGATGCTGCCAATGATGCCTGCGGATGTGCATAATATGTTTTTCATTTTTTTACCTCAACTAATATTTATTACAAGATTATATGGTTTCAAATAAATTTAAGTGGTTATTATTAAAACTAGATATAATAGTGATTTAGCTTATCTCCAAACTATATTCGAAGTAGAAATATACCCCAACCCATTAAATTCACAATTTATGTATTTAAAATGGCATGATATCAGTGGTTATTTTCAGCAACAATTTTACATTAATACAAGTAAAATAATATTAAGGAATCATAATAATACAAACTAAATCTATACTGATATATGGAATAAATCATTACTTTAATTAATCTTGACTTTGTTGGCGCTTATTATTAGAGTTGTTGCCGTCGCATTTGATAATGTCCACAGATACATTGCATCAGTATCATCATCAACAAGTAAGAGTTTAAAGTAAGAGCTTGAACACCGTAATATGATTCCAGAGCCATAACTTGGGACATTTCCAGTATTATTATAAATAATTATAGTACCTGCGCCATAGGCGGAATACAAATCTGCTAGAGTTTTTGTGTTTGAGATGGAAAAAGTACTGGAAGATAGCTTTCTATTTAAATCACTATTTAATTGAGTATAAAGATCAAATAATGTTTTTCCATATCTTGCATCTAATGCATATCCACCTAAAGTAGTGCTTCCACTATTGACCAACTTACCAACGGTAATAATACCGGATTTGAAATTATTAAAGTCTTGTATAAACTTTTTAACCTTTCCCATAAAGATCTTAGTTGTTTCCCCTTGATCAGGAACAGGAAATTCATTAGTTATTGATTCCAATGAGTCAATATTAGTTTCTGATATATCCCCCCCAGTAGCCCCAACCTTCCCATTCCAGTTACTCTTCTCCGTATCACTAACAAACCGATGAGCCACATCTGTTGTAACATCTTTCGCATGCCCTGAAAACGCCACATCTTTCATCTCTGTGAACCATTTTTTGATTTTCCCAAAAGTAGATGATAATGTCTCCCCAGACTCAATGTTCTCTCTTAAAATCTCCTGTTCGAATTCAGTGACCGCCTCTGAAGCATCCCCATTCTTATCCAGCTTCTTTTGATCCATTTCAGTTAGGGAATCATCCAAAATGTCCATGGCTTTGTTATACTCTGCTATATCGTAAAAATCATCTGCCTCTGGCTTGGGAAACTTATAATTGTTTGTTTTATTTGCCACTGATAAGCACCTCATTTCTAATATGCCTGTGACTCCAGGCTCCTAATTGTTTGTGTTTGAATCCGCTGAGTAAATGATGCTGGTTATAGAGAAGATCCAAATCAATCACCATGTTGCATGGAACAAATTCCTCTAACATTTTTCTCACTTCGTTTAAATTCCGTTTGCTTTTCAACGCAACCTTTACAATGACCTTTTTATCAGGATCAATATCCAGCGTATAACCATCTTCCCCGCATAACACAGCTAGCCTTTGTCTTAATGTGACCTTGGTATAAGGAATGATTCGATTCCACTTGGATAAAACCTTAAATCTTCGGTCTGCCAATGTATCCTTAGAAGATGCCTGTAAACGCAGCATCTGCTCATATCGGCGAATGTTATCTAAATCCGAGCTCATTATAAATTGATTGGCAAACAACACTTCCGTTTCATCTTCCATGCGCTGAATCTCTGACTGCATGACTTCTTGAATGGTTTTCATTTCTTCATATTCCTTAAGGAAATCTGGAATATAGGATAATAAATTAACCTCTCGTATCAATTTCAGCCCCCCCATACACTGGAATCTGATACTGGTTCAATTCCAGATTTTCTGGTGCACCGTTAATAAAAGTATTTTTAATATCGTAAATTCCCTCTAGTGCTAGTATTCTGGCTTCCATCTGAGAGATTCTTATAATGCATCCCCGTTCTCCAAGACCTTCCCAGGAGGTTCTGAGCTCTTTTAAATAGGATTCTGCTGCCTCTTGTATCAGTGTTTTAAGAGTCTCTTCCTCATAACCATTCTCATACTCCAAAGTGCAGGTTATCCCTACCTTTACTTCCTCGGCCGTATCTACCGTTACTACGTGGTCAATTGGAGCTAGTCCATCCCCATTTCCGCTACCAGATGGATCTATGGTGTCCTGCACCGTTTGTATGAGCAGATCTGATGCTTTGTTATAATTGGAATCCAAAATTGTCAGCTTTACGGTGGAAGGTCCATTCCATGCCCTTGTAATCTTTGTGGCTCCCACCCCAGGGATTCCGTTTGTTTTGATTAAATAGTCTTTTCGATTTCCACTGAATGTTTTTTCGGTAAAGGAACTCATGTAAATCTCTCGAAAGGTTTCCGTATCCTCTTCATTTTCTCCTGGAATCAGTAGATCGGTTATCTCCATAGAGGTAAGTCCTGAAATACTTTCAATGGGTATTAAGCGTCCTGTCTGCCTGTTGCCTGGGGTTCCTGCTGTCTCACAGCTTAACTGATAGATGCCTTCTCCCACTGTTTTGATAACCGTATAGTAATGAATTCCCAGGCGAAAGCGCTGTCCTGGCATGATAACGGCTTCTAAAGGTGTGGCTTTCGCCTTTATAATGGCATTGGTAGCGGGACTTGGCTCCATTCCTCTCTCTGCGGCTCTGCGAATTAAGTTTTCTCTGGAAGCAGTCTGGGCAAATGTTTCTTTTAAAATTGTATCAAACTCTATGTACATCACCTGCATTTCTGCCGCGGCTGCGGAAATTGCGGTGTAAATTAGAGAGCCTTCTCTTTGATCAAGACCTTTTGGAACCCTATTTAACATCCGGTTCATGATGGTTTCATAAGTCATATCTTCATACATTAAATACTCACCTCTTTCTCTGCGTCAATTTTCCCCCATTGGGTATGCACGTTAAATGCTACATGGAGCTTTCGTTCCACCAAATCAAAAGAAAAGGAGTCCACCTCTGAAATTCTGTCATCCTGCTTCAAGGCTTCCCTGATTCGTTTTTTTATTTTAGCTTTGACTAGACCTGTTGATTTGCCAAATAAATCCTTCATCTCTGAACCATAGTTCCAGCTATAGATCAGCCATTCAAATCGTTCTGTATTCAAAATACAGTATACTGATTGCTTCACCGCCTCCAGGCCATCTACCATATCTATGATTCTTTTATTTTCTACGTCCAATCGAAATGTTTTTGACGGTTTCTGAACGATTTTTAAATTCTTTTGTAAGATTTCACTTGTTTTCGGAAGCATAAAGTTCCTCCTTTCCTACCAAGTGCCAATGACTACATACTGCTGTCCACCTCGTTTTTGAAGAAGAAGCACTCTTTTCCCCATTTTCACTTCTCCTTTTACCTCAACCGTCACTTCTCCCACTCCTGGGATATTCATGATCCGCTTGTGATCTTTTAATTGATCTGGAACAAGAATCTGAGAATGGAACAGAACGATTTTATCACTTAACTGAATTTCAACCGGATTTTCTCTGACCACTGTACCAGGAATCACATCACATGGATCTCCCGCTTCCACAGCCTGAATCACAATTCTTTTTATATTTTCTATCCATTCCACATCAGCCAAAGATATTTGCTCCTTTCAAGGTTAAATCCATGGTATGAGTTCCAGTGTCAATTTTGTGGGTTACGGATTCTACTAATAAATAGTTTTCTAGAACAGTATCTTTTGTATCCAAAATTACTGGAAGAATACAGCCTGCGCGAACCCGGATATCACCGAAGGCATCCTTAATGGATAGGCTTTTAGATGGACGGTTGTAAATGCTTAAATAATTATCTGCAATAGACTGTCCGTCAACCCCTTCATCAATGGATTCATCTTTTTGTAAAATACCCCATTTGTTTATGTTTTCTGAACTTTTTGTTAGAAATACTTCTCGTTTTTTTGTGTTTTTATCTTCACGATATAGCTTAATCTGATTGTAGGTATTACTGTCAATGCTGATCTTATAGTCATAGTCAAGAGCTGTTTTGTTATCAATGACTACATTTAGCTTCATATTCTCTGCATCTTTTAAGGTCAGCTTTCCTGCATTATCGTAAAAAACAAATATTTTCTTTTTACGAATCATAGCTATGTCCATATTGGTGGTGATAATATCAAATAGAGTCTTGTCTTTCTCATTTCTGATAATCTTTTCCCCTGTGTCTTCCAGCTCCCCAACCTGCAGGTTATAGTCTCCGGCAATCATTTTAATGACTTCACCAGCGGTTAAATCAACATAATTATAGCTGTCTTTATTCTTTAGATATCGGAGCTGATCATAGGCGCTTACCTTTATCAGACCGTCACTGTTCCAACTTCTTTCAAATATGAATCCAAAGAAAACAGGAGTCCCATCTACATCCAGTCGGAGGGCATTGCCCTCCTCAATTTTTAAGATGTCATCAGGGATCAGGGTAAACGTGCATTTACCAGGTTGACCTTTGCGCTGCGTTTCCCAGGTAATGCTCCCCTGGACTACTGGCTCGTAGACGGTCTCACCATTTTGAATGTATAAATGTGCTTCCACTGTTCCCCTCCTTTCTATGGCAATGCGAGAATCTGTCCTGGGTAAATCAGATTCGGATTTTTTATCTTGTCCTTATTTAATTGATGGATCTCCTGCCAGCGGCCTCCATTGCCAAGCTGTTTTTTGGCAATAGACCAAAGACAATCACCTTTCACTACGGTATAATTCTTTTCCTGAGGTGGTTCCCCCAAGCGTTCGCCTTCTTCCTTCTCTGCCTGGGCCTCCCCATTTTCTTTTAGTACAAAATTCATGATATGGGTTCCGTAGTGCCTGTACTCTTTCATGGTAATTGATACCAGAAGATCAAGGCCCTGACTGACATCGTCTGACACCTTATAATCTTCCAGAGTAACATCCATACTTGTATCAAACAGGCTGTCTCCCCCAAACCCTTCACGGACTATGGTAAATTCAAAGGGTTTTTTACTCTTTTTTAAATCCTCTAGTTTTCCCAGAAAATCTTCTGCATTCTCAATGCTACCATCCCATACGGCAGATGGATAATCCATTTGGGGAATGGTTACATCAATACTGATATCTGCTAGGCCTGCAGGCTTTAAGAGATTGATCTCTTCTCCATTTATCAGGTTTGCCGTTTTATTCTGACCACTGTATTTTACGGGAATCTTTTCCGGCGGTAATGGGAGCAGCATGTCATCTATGTATACTTCATAAGCCATTATCGATTCACTCCTTCCGCATAGGAATAAAGCATTTCCGATGTTGTGTCATTTAGTAAACTGGTAAAACTTTCTGCGTCTGCAATATTTCTAATATTATTATTGTTATTGATGTCCAGTTTTAGATCCGCTAGCGTGAATCGATTTATAATCTCCTGCTCCGCCACATCTCTCATATATTTTAATTCTTCATCCATGGAATCCATGGTGTTTGCCATGGCTGCTGTGCTTGCTGCTGTATCACCGGTGTTTTTCGAGATGCTGTCCTGGTAAGGTGATAGGTTTGGATTGTTTTGTGAGTTTTGATTTAAGTTATTTAGGGTTGCTGATAGATCAGCTTGATTATCCTGACCTAAATTGCCGCCATAGTCGTTGGGATTAAATGGTTTATTTCCTTCACCAAATATGCTATTTACATCAGTGAATTTATTTATATAAGATCCACCTTCGGCCCCAATGTCATAGCCCTTTTTGGCATTTTCTGTATAACTTTTATGATCCATGGAGATACCAAAGTCCTCCAATGTTTTATTTATATCAGATTTACCCATTACCTCTTCATACTTTCCATTTCCATATTTCTTCACCATTTTATCTTCAACAGAAGATAAATCTTCCCTCCAACCAATCACAACCGATTCCATATCTGAACCAAATATTAAATCCATACCTTTTGCTAATTTTTGAATTGCACCTAAAGCAGCATCTACCATATCAAAAAATACATGAATGGCAGCAGCGGCAGGATCCTTAAAGATATTTGCAAAAAAATTCGCAAATGCTCCTAAAACATTAATTAAAAAATCAATCTGCCCAAATATAAATTGGCATACTACCATGAAAATATTTTGTATAAATGCAAAAGCAGCAGCAAATGCTCCAAATATTAATCCTGTTGCACTAATAGAAGTACCTGCCAATTTATTAAATGCTGCTACCGCGGCATAAAAAAGCGCAATAATTAATATAACTAACATAATTATCCAAGTTAATGGACAGGCCGCAAACGCTGCATTCAACCCATCTTGCGCTACGATCATTGCTATAATAGCAGCTGTCTCAGCCCAATCACAGATGGTCTTCCAGGCCATTACAGCAGCTTGCTTTAAGGTGGTTAGCCAAAGAATACCTGATGTGGAGTTGTATACAATTAAAGCCGCTACAATGCCCCAAATTACTGGTTCAATAACAGACCACACGCTGGAGATAGTATTTCCAATCACTCCAGCAACAAAGCCAATCACTCCAAATATCCCACTAATTTCACCTACTTTACCTTGAAGACCCGTTGTAAAGTCTGAGATTTTTTTCCCTATATTATCGACCATACCTCCTACAGCGCCTGCTAATCCTGTGTTTACCGTATTTGCTAAGGCACTAAGAGCATTTGTTGCATTATCGTATTTCACTCGGTTTAATTCTTCTAAATGACTTGTTGATATCTCTATTGAACCATTTAAACTGGATAATGCACTTAGTCCATTTTCTCCAAGCTCTCCAAAGGAATCGCCAAACAATTTCATTCCCGCTGCATTTCTACTCACAGGATCATTTATGCTATTTATCGCTGTAACCGTCTGTAAGAATGCTTCTTTTGCACTTTCTCCACCACTTCCAAATGCTTCTTTCATTTGATCTGCATTGAGTCCTATGGCAGAAAAACCTTCTTGGACCTCTGCCCCTCCACTTATAGCTCTTGATGAAAACTCTGAAACCGCATTGGCTACTGAGCTTATGGAAGCATTGCCATTTTGGGCTCCGTTATTTAGCATATTAAACATTTCCTGACCATTTAATCCAAGGATCTTAAACTGTTCCGAATTGTTGTTTAAAATATCCAACATATCTCCATTTTTATTTAATCCCGCTTGAGTCCCTTGGACAATTAAGTCCAGTGCCTGGGCACCTGTAACACCAAATTTCTGTTCCAACATGCCAGCTGTTTTTATGCTGTCAGCCATTCCATATCCAAAAATTTCCTGTAATAAGATTCCAGCATGTGTTAATTGCTCTAACCCTGGTCCTGTTTTTCCAGTCATCTGTTGAACAGATGATATACTGTCAGCCGCTTCTGCTGGACTTTTTGCTATGTTATTGGCATAGAGATTTTTTGCACTTTGCTTTGCCATTAAAAGTTCTGGGCCATGCATTCCTGTCTTGGCCTGAATTGTATTTCCTGCCGCTTTCATATCGCTGGCCCGGGTAAATATCTTCTTAAAGTTATTGTCAATACCGATATTGCCAAGCACCTTTGTTGAGGTATTGAACCCTTCTTTCAACTTTTTCCATGTTTCTTTAAAGTCAGTTGCCTTTTTCTTACCATCGTCTATGCTTTTATTCAGGTTCTTCTGCTGATTTTCCACCTTTGAAACAGTACTTTTAACATCTTTGTATTTGTTATCTATGGCATAAAGTCTTTTTTCTATCTTTTCAAAGGTTGAAACATTCATAGACATAGCTGTAACTTTCCGAAAGTCCATAAAAGCAACGGTTGTTTTTTGAATCCTGGTTTCAATCACACGCAGAGTAGTACTCATTCCATCATACATAGAGAGAGAATATTCCACTGAAGCCAAACCTATCTCCTCCTTTCCTATTATGATAGGAAGAACGCCCTTTGGACGTTCTTCCACATTACCTGTATTTACCTGCCTTTGCCTTATCCGCTTCTTTTTTATCATGCTCAAGCTTTAGCTGTACCGCCGCTATGACAAAGGCTCGTTCATATCGATCCAGGTTTAAAAACTCATGAGGCCATTTGTGGATCTTATGGAGGCAATAGTAAGCAACGTTTGCCTCCACATCGCCTCCCTCAATTAGTTTTTTGCTTCTTCCACCTGCTCATCCATTGTGGAGTCAAAGCCATTGACCTGCTGAATCTTTTCAAGGTAGCCAGCATACTCTCCAGCTGTCAGCATTGCCTTTAACAGCGCATCCGCTCCCATCACATGGTAAGAATCCTGTAATGATTTGTCATTTAAATTAGGATATACGGTGCATTCTGATGCCAGCTTTCCAAGATATAAGTTAAAGTCTGTCTCCTGGGTGTACTGGCCCTTTTTACCGGTGACTGGTACCCTTTTTGTACATTCTTTTCTTAAATCTTCATCTTCTTTTGAAGTGATGGCTTTAATCTCCCATTCAACCGGCTTTTTATCTGCTCCCAAGAATCGTTTGGATGCCACATGTTTTTCACGATCTACCTTTACTGCATTCTGGCTTAAAAAACAACTTAAATCTCCCATAACTTTAATCTCCTTTTTATCTTTAATCTTTACTGCATTCCTGCTATTGTTCCGAAACGTTCTGGCATTTCCCAGCTTTCAAAGGTGAACTCAAACTCTTCTTCCAGGTACTCTCCAGTGGCATCAAATTTAGTAAGAAGACCACCGTTTAAGTTACAATCCTTTAAAATAATGGTCTGTCTGCCAACGCTTGAGGTTGGATCTTCATTGGTTACCTGGATATCAAAATAAACGTCTTTACCAGACTGCTGATACTTGTACAAGATATCCCGGAAAATGCTGGTGTTGTAATGGAAGGTGGCAGAACCTGTTCCCTTCATTCCAACTGTTTTATTTCCCTTCATGGCCCGTCCTAAAATTGGAATTTCAGATTTTACCTTTTCAATCTTTGCCTCCATTTTTAAAGCCTGCATAAAATTGTAACGCTCATTTTCAATTGTGATAAAACACTCCGCTTTTGCTGCGCTAATTGCGTCCCATGCGTTCATTGTAATATTGCTCATAATTCATCTCCCCTTTCTTAAGAAACAACAACAGTCATATATAAAATGCTCATACAGTTAACAGGCTGAACCGGGAAGTTAACAACAACAGATCGTCTGCCTTCTCCCTTATCTACCGTAATTGCTTTTGAATCCAAAGCCTCAATGGCTCTTAAAACTGTTAACTGTTTTCCGTATGTAACAATATCATTCCAAAGGCTTACCCTGCCTGCTGCATCATTGGAAATCTTTCCAAGATAGCGAGTGTTAAATAAGGAAGCGATGTCATTTCCAATCTGATCCAGAATCCGAATGGTCTGGTTATTGGAGAAATCCTCTCCCTTTTCATTGGTATAGGTAACCAGAGTATTGATGTCAGTAAGGACTCTGATATCATTTCCAACTTTGTGAAATAAGAATTTACCTTCCTTCATTCCACCTGCTAGCTGAGTCTGTGAATAAGGTACCTTTACGGTGTACTCTCCGTCATAGACTCTGTTTTCATTGGTTTTATTAATCTCACAAGCTGCTTCTGCACCTGCCACCCAGTAAACCAAGCCTGATACCGCTTCTTCTGTTTCGTTTTCTACGGAAATAATTCCTTCGTGGTCTGCTTTTGCATACTGATGTAAAACAGTCTGAAATTTAATACCAGCTTCATCTCTTAGACGTTTTGTAAATGCAGCAAACAATGCTTTTACTTTATCGTCAGTGGAAGGGCAACAAAGAGCCTGGAATGAAGTGCTTTCAATCGCCTCAAGAAATGCTGCATAATCCTCTCCGGTCACATTGCTTCCATTGGTTCCTCCACTAAAGACACTTCCTGCTGTCTCTGCAAGAGGAGCTTCCTTTTTAAAGATTACATAGGCATTGTCTTTTAATTCAGTTGCTGCTGCTACGGACTGGGAATCTACTTCTCTGCCGTCAAACAATGTTTTTACATCGAATCTCTTTGCGTCATCTACATTTTTTGAGATTAAAGTCATCAGGCTGTTACCACGTTCGCCGGAATATTTTGCAGTACCATAATCATTGGAACTATAAGCTCCACCATTTAGACGATAGAAAATACCTTTTGTCATATTTTTAAACAGCTCTCGAATCGGAAGCATGGCATCATCGTCTGAGGTAAAACCAAAAATCTCCTTTGAGTTCTTCTGGAATTCTTCTGCGGTTACCTCAAATACCTGCTTTTCAGGTCCCCAGGAAAGAATTATTGGAATTGCTGCTACGCCTCTGTTTCCTAAAGATGCTCTAGCTGAAACGCTGTTTACAAAATTAATATACGCACCTGGGAACACCTTATTTTGAACTGTAAAATTTCCTCCACCTAACATACTTTCACCCTTCCTTTCATAAATCGATTCATAATTTCATCTGCTTCTGACAGGGAATATAATTTCCCATCTTCCAGCAGAGCGCATAATAGATCACTCTGATTGCAATACCGTTCGGAGCAGACCAGCTGTCTTTTTGTATAACGTTCACTGGCTGTCTGATTTGTTGCTTTTACTTCTTTCTTTGCCAAAACTGCACCTCTTTCATGATAATTTTATGTCTTCCATAGAATCTTCTGATTTAGAAGATTTTAAAACATACATTTCGTAATCTGTCTGGAAGGTTAACGCCTCTTCCTGGCTCTTAGCCGTTCTCATACTGCCCCTGACGATGGAACTATCTGCTGCGGTTATATATTCTAGGTTGTCCATTAATGTATCCATTACCTCGTTTCGGTCTCTGGATATATTCCCGGACTGCTTGGGGTAATACATAATGGAAATACTGACGCTTCGAAAATAGCGATTTCCAGTTACCGGCTTTTCTTCTGCCTGGGTAATATCTACCTCAAAGCATGGAAGATTTTTTTCCGATCCCAGAGGATCTGCTGTGATTTGTGCTTCTGGGAATAGATCCCCAAGCTTTTTCATAACTGCATCTAAGATTTTGTTATACACTTACGACCTCCTTTGCCATGTTGCCACCAGTTATTCGGTCCATTTGTTCTCCATTTTTGTAGTCTTATTGTCTACATTGTGAGTAAAAAAAATTTCCTGTTTCTTTTTCAACTGCGTAATCTTAAGAAGTTGTCATAGGCTATTATTTTTTACTATATACCAATATTTGATTCTACTTTTTAGTGAACTATCAATAATACACATAATTATAATATTGTTTACTTTTTATAACTGTATCTTCTAACATTTTTTATTAACCAACTAGTATTACTTAAAACGTTTTTGTAGTCTTTACGTCTACATTTATATAATACACCTATACACCTATTATGTCAAGAATAAGGTAAATATATATTTAATACATTTCTATAATATCATATAAAAAAAATTGTCAATCTTTTATAAATAGGTCGAAGTCTATGTGGTTGAACAAAATTGGGGGCCATTCCTATAGCGCATACTACAGATTAGTAAAAACAATCTATCTTATCAAACTTACTCATGACTTACATCCATTTCGATATTTGATATCATTGATAAATACTCTATCTGATTGTTGAGAACATGGACCTGTTTCTGGGAGTCTTCGTACTGTTTCTGGATCAGTACAAGTGTATGGTAATCGATGTATGGATAGCATGCGAATCCGGAAATTTTTTTCCCATTATACTTGTCTAATTTATACATGAATTCCCCTGTTATCTCATCCCTCAGGTGTGTACCGTCGTTATCAAATGACATTTCGAATTGAGGCTCATATTTATAACCTCTAATGCAGGTATCACACCAATTACCAAACATTTCAGATTTATCCTCATCAACCTCAAATAAGTATTCAAAATGTGCTGGTTCAATATCAAGAGCTACGATTTTATAATCATTATCTGTGTATATTTTCATTATGCGTCTCCTTTTTAACTTAGCCAAATTCTATAAATATAGAAAGTACCGTTTGTTTCTGCGTCACGTATAACCCTAACATATCTTGTTGCGTTAAGTGCTGAAACGTTTAATGATAATGTGATTGTGCCCGTTACCCCGTTTACCCCTTTAACTAAAGCGATTGGTCTATAGACGCTTAGGTTCTCCGTTATTGCAAGAGCAATTGTATGAAAATAAGTATTGGCAACTTCAACGTTTACAAAATTGTAACCCGTTAAATTAACAAGTGCTGCTATATTGTTACTAAGTCTACTATAACCGGTAAATGTTATTTGTCCAGAATCAAACTTAATATATGATCCACTATCAATAGAAGAATCTATATACGCATTAAAATTAGCAATATTATTACCTCTAAGATACAAGTCTGTAGCGCCAGGTACATATCCCTCAAAAGTACCGACAATTCCTCCAATATTAACACCTTTTTTTATATTTTCTGGACGATAATTAGGAATATCCTGCTGAATCCAATTAACCCCATTCAAATAATGGCCATTTCTAACCTTCAAATTTATCGTACCAGCCCAATTAGACATTCCTTGAGCCCATGCACGATCAGTGCCTGATATCTCAGCATTCTGCCAAGGAATTCCCCCATTTATCTTATTACCATTCACCCAAGCCGACTGCCCACTTAAAATATGTGCTGCCGTTGCATTCCCAGGCGTCTGACTCGCCAATCCATTCGCCTCAACTTTTCCTCCCCCATTATGAAATCCAGAAGGAATGGTATAGCCTTCCCCAGCATTAAGTTTTACAGAAACAGCTCCTTGATTCGCCATAGAACCAGTTCTCTTTTTCTTAGGATCTGTATTATAATACGTCTTACCTGAGAGTACCTGACCATCGCTAGCATCTGCTGTCAGTTCTAGTGTACCCTGTACTGGTTCATCATCAGAATCTAAAGTAACCGCACTATAACCTTTTAACACTTCTGACTTTGAGGCAGTGCATTCATCGCTCCCACTGCCAGAACCTGAACCACCGCCAGGGATCCATAATTTACCCATTTTCTACACTCCTTTCAACAATAATGGAATATCTAGAGCAGGCTTTTTATATGCCTGAAATACCACTTCTCCGTTCCGTACTTCACCGTGATATATTAACCCAAAAGCTTTGTTGTAAGCTTTCACTTCCTCTATCGTCTCTGTTCCTTTAAGAGCTTTTCCTAGCTCTGGCTCTTCTTCAACCTTTATACCAGCAACTACCAGAGTTTGTGAATATGGCCCATTGCCACTCCAGCCATCAGCTTTAAGCAACAACTCCCTTTTATTTCTAAGTTTTTCATTAAGAGACTTGTTATATAATGTATTATTAAATAACTGCTCAATCTCAACAGCCAATTCCTGACCATCCGCCAACGTTTCCCTGTCCCATTTTCTTACCTCAGTTGAAAACTCCGGAGGATTTTTCATATCACAAAATGCCATCACGATACCTCCTTAAAATATTTCATCCATATCATAAATCTGTGGAATATCCTCATCTTTTCCTTTTCTTAAAAATGTACGGTAAGCAACCAAATCCCCATCTTCATCAAATAGTCCCATTTCAGATATTTCTTCTCCAGTTAATTCACCTGCTCCTAACGTTGCAGTATAACGACAGCTTGTATTTTCTGTATTTACATAGACATGTGTTTCAATCTCTTTTTTAAGTAATTCATTATAAAGAGCAATCTCATTACCTGTAGTTTTTTTTGGAATTCCATTCTCGTCCACACCACCATTTCCCCATGCGATACTAGTGATCTTAGATAGCTGCTGGTCACCGGCATGTGCTTTGCATAACTTTTTTCTAGCTATAACGGTCATTACACCGTTTGAATTATCTGCCATAATCTTTCTCCCTTTCTTCTACTAATCATCTAATTATAAATACTACAAAATTGAAAGCCCGCCATTTAAGTTCCTATCCTTATCAAGTTTCCATTCTCCTGATAACGGATTACAAGTAGTTACTCTTACACTCCCTGCTCTAAGTCCAACACAAACACTTGTTTTAATAGTGAGACTGTTACTTTCATCAGCTTTTAGATTAATCTGACTGAGCAGTCTGATTTTTTCTCTGGTATCTGCTAAAACCCTTGCCGAATAGGAACTACGGAAAATTTCCTTAAAACTCACATTTTCTGAAACCTGTAATTTATAGCTCTGTCCTACAGGATAAAAATCTATCTTTACATCACTGTCATACCCACTCAACTTTTTCCCTGATAGATTCCAGATACCATCTAATTTTAATATCGGAGCATTCAGTCTCGGATAAAATCTACCCCTGAATCGCACTGCATTTGCAAGGCTCACGTCACAATAACTTCTGGAACGAATTATAAATGCAACGTGCTCCAACCAAGAGCGAGCGTTCTTATATAGTTCAATCTGCCTTTTTACTTCAACTCCATATCCTAGGGGAATATCGTGCTCCCCCACCTCAACTTTTGCTTTGAAGAAAAACGGATTGCCCCCATATTCATACCACTCACGTATCTTACCTCCCTCTAATACGGTACCTAAAAACTCTCTAAGCACTTCCGGAGTTCCTGCATGCATATACCAGGCAGTAGTTTGTGTGAGCAATTGCTCCTTTAGCTTTCTTGGCATGGTCTGGTCATAGTATTGGGTATTTAGCTCTAAGGCCATTAAATCCAGAATAGGTTCCGGTACTTTGCTTAGTTCGCCATACATGTGACAGGCATTTGAAAAGTCCTTTAGCCGTTTCATTGCCTGGCTGACTGCATAACTTAGAGCCTTAGTTTCAGGAGAAATAAGATTATATGGCATGATGTCTGTTATTTCACCATGATAAAAATCAATCATCCTTACGTCCTCCATAAACCAAATTGATTTTACCTGGTATCGCCATAGAAGAATCCGGTATTTCTGTAAATATAGGCTTTATTACTTCAGCCATTTTTATTCCCGTCCCCATTGCCTCGTAGATTAATTGAGATGGATTGATATCTCTGCCTACCTTCTTCTGCCACAAGATATAATTATTGCATGCATTCTGAATTGCAGCCTTAATGGTTTCTTCCTTATCCCTATCTTCATTTCTGATATAATAATGAAGTTCAATGTCATACTCCACCGTTTGGGGTCTTTTTACAACAACATGATCGGTCAAGGGCCTTATACTACTGTTCCTTAAATAATCTTCTAATTCATTTAAGAATCCTTCATCAGGAACAGAGCCATCAGCCATAGTTATGTAGATATCCACCTCTCCAGGAGATTCCGATGTGATTCGGCATTCCCCGATAGACGGACTAAAGGTCTTCACCCAATATTCATATGCTTTTTGTGGTCCTGCAGTGGAATAGCTGACAGGTGCCAAATAAATCCGTTCAGCCAATTCCTCATCAGTTTCTCCGTCTGTGCCTCCACTCGTTTGGGTAATATTTGATACCTTAAGCGTATACGGGAGAAGATCTGTAAGTGTCCTGATTTCTCCAGGTACATAACCATTTCCAACAATACCATTTACTCGGCATTTTGCTGGTATATCTACATAAAGCTTTCCTTGTGGAATTTCACCAACACTAGTAGTCTCAAAATACAGCTCAGGACCTTTCACTTTGGTTCCCTTTGGTATCACGATTTTTCTTTCAACTGATGTTGATAAAGTAAAACGAATGATCGTCCTTGCCGGAGATGCTTCATTTCTTTTTACTTTCTTAAATGCAGCTAAGTTATCAAGGAATTCGCCAGTACTATACTTTAATAACCCCATCTTTGCAGCCCTATCTTCATACTGGTATCCCTGATATATAGCTGCTGCACAAGAATACAGAATGAGACGGTACGGATCTGCCATTGCAAGAGATTGTTTTTTGCCTGTCAGCTCTTTGTATTTATTTTCATAATCTTCAATCATCCTAGTTTGTAAATCAATAAAGCTGGTATTTTCAATAAAGCTGACTTCCGGATAATCAGAAAATCTATTTTTAAAACTCTCCATTAGATTTCCTCCTTCCTTTTAAAATAGATACGGGGGATCATAACCCCTTCTCTTTTCTCAAATGAGATATCTTCAATTAAAACCCTTGGCTCGTACTGATCCACTTTTTTGCACGCTTCAAGATAAAATAAGCTTTCCGCAACATCAGGAGGTTCATCAAGGCACTCCCAGGAAATTCCAAACTCCCTGTCAATGGGCTGGGTTCCTGCTCTCGTTCCAAACAAAGTAGTTAGATTCCGCTTTAATTCTTCAGCCACCTCTTCATTTATGTCCAGCAAAGATAGTTCGTATTGTTCCATATCTGACACCTCATAAATATTCCTGCAATGATAAAGTTACTTTTGCGCGATATAATTCGCCACCTCTTAGTATTACCTCCCAAGCTTCAGAGCATTTTGTGATCACCCACTTGTTTTTCCCCACCATTTTTCTTCCAATAACCAATTTATTGGCTTCTCCGGATTCTGTCATTCGTTCCAGATCCCCTAAAAGCCGTCTTGGTTTTACTCCCAGAGAAGCATCTAAAGTAATTTCAAGAGAAAGAGTCTGTAAACTGGCCCCGCCAAACTCTGAAATGGGTTTTTGTCCGATTCTCTCCATAGAATTCCATGAAGCTGATATCTCTCTTCTCATGTTTTGAAATGTAAAAGCTTTATTATCATTTACCCGAAATCTTAAGTTGCCTAAAAGACCAATCATGTCGTCAACCTCCTCTCTAATTCTTCCAACCTCTTTTTCATCTCCAGCAAGTCAGATAAGGTAATGGATTCAGCTTCGCTTTCCATTGTAATTTGGGGTGAATGCAGAATATAATTACCATCCTTTATCACCTCATAAGCCCCGGTCCCTAAATCTTTTTTGTATTCTACCTCCCTGGGAGGCTTATCCGTCTCATTCCAAAAGCTCCCCAGAATAATTCCTGAACTGGTATCATTGGGCAGATGAAGCACTACTACCTGATCATTTACTTTAGGAAGCTTAAATTCCCCATGATAACCAAATAATGCAAGTTCCGATGTGGTGCTGTCTCTGTCTGGATAATACACCCTGGCCATAGCACTCACTGGATTAACAGAAGAAATTCTTCCTATTCGAATTACATCATTCAAACGAAAACTCCTTTCATGGAATTTGAAGATCCATACCAGGGTAGATCCAATATCCATGGTTAGAATCCGTTTTTCCCCGCCTCTTTGCTTCAGTTTCAATCATTTGTTTATTTGACTCATAGATGTCTTCGCACCTGGTTCCATTGCCATAAAACTGTTTCGCAATATTCCACAAACTGTCACCTTTTAGCACCGTATATTGGCTGCCGCTCTTGTTTGCATCATCCACCTTTGATGCCGAATCCTTTTTCTCGTTATCCTGAGATATACAGCTTAGACTGACCTGCATATCGTATGATTTTCCCGACAAGCTATGGGAGATCTTTTCTACAAAATATATCCCATCCAGATTTCCAAAACCTGATAATTGAATATTGGCAGTTGCAAATAATGACATCTTTGGTGGTAAAGTTAGTTTCAATTTACGTTCTTTTCGGTTGGCATTTCGTAATACACTCTCTCCGATCCGCCTAGCATCTGCCTCATTATCTACTTTCTGATTGGTTTTATAAAGACGCTCTTCCGTTCCTACCATTACATCAACTGTTTTACTGTTTCCAGGATTTGTATAGCTGACCTTCACTCCCGTATATACCCCTTGCATGGTACTGTTATAGGTCCACTTTGATACCATTTCAGGACGAATCATAAGCACTGGGGCTTTTTCAAAATACTGCTTCAAGTCCCAAATCACGAGTTTATTGGAATACACTTTTAATCCCATTCCGTATTTTTCACAAATGTTTTTTAGAAAATCACTATCTGATTGCTTATCCTGCTCTATTTTTGCAACCTGTATTTCTTCGGTGGACTCGTATATAAGCTCCAATCCATATTTTCCTGCTAGTTCCCCAGCAATTAATCTTACAGTGGCAGATTCCCATGTTTTTGTATTTTCTGTTTCTTTAAAACATGTATTAACAGGAGCAGAAACACCATTGATGGTACAAGTAAAGGGAGGGGAAGAGAAGGAAAAATCATCCACCAGAAAAGTTCCACATGGGACAGTCATTTTTTCCCCCTCCTCATTCCAATTCTCAAGAATAATAGTTGGGGTAATTACATCTCCCTTTTCTGGCAACCACGTCCTGCTCCATTTTAGATCCCTGTCGCTTAATGTTATTGAAATAGTATCTGATTGGTCTAATGAATCATCATAGGAGTAATTTTGTATGTATTCCGATAGATCTTGCCAAACCTCAACCCCATTGTAGATAATACTTAAATACTTTTTTCTAACTCCGCTCATAGTTATCCCTCCCTTCCTGCTTTACTTTCTCCATTCTGGAATTCCTTTCGCTCCTTTTAGGGGTACCTCAGGTGTTAACACCTTAATACCTGCAGGAAATATAAAATAATCCAGCAATGAAAAGTTATGCTTCATCAAGTGATCCAGATGTATTTCTGACCCGTAGACCTTTTTAGCAATTAAATCCCAGGTGTCTCCCTGAACAGTTTTATATATATTTTCCATATGCCCTCCTAAAATGAAACCCGGTACTGCTCATGTTTAAACTGCACGGCCCATTCTTTAAACTGCTCATACGTCATTTGCACTGCGCCTGTTACCTCTTCTTGTGAGGCTTTTTTGCCATTAACATAAACAGTTGGACTAAAGACAGGAGCAAAGGAAGAACTATTTTCATTTAGTACTTGAGAGCCAGATGAAACCATGGAATCATACATTTTTCCGTAGTTGTTTTCTTCGTAAGCTCCAATTAATTGCCCAGCTTGCTGCCAGAGAGAGACGGAACGTTTTGAGTTGTTGATAGGAATCGCCATCTCTGGCCCTTCTTCTGCAAACCAGGATAGAGTTGGCTCACTGATTAGACCGCCCTTGGCATATTGCTTAATATTTCTTAATGCGTAATTTTGAAATGTTTTTCCTGTTGATAATTCAGGCGATATATCTGGCAGTAATTTGGGGGTATATAATGAATTTAAGCTAAAATTAGCAGTAACTGTTCCATTAACGGGTATGTTATGGAATTTATCATTTATTTCTGTGTCCGCGACATCACGAAGTCTTCCAATTGCATCTTTAATTACAGGCCCATTATTGTCCAAGTATGTTGCAAATTCCTCTGGTACCTCTACTCCATTTGCTCTTGCCTGCTCAATTGCCGCACGGTATTCTGGGTTGTCCGCAGCATTAATTGCCATCATTTGATTGATCGCACTTGGGTCCTTTGCTGCCGCACCAATAAAAGAGGCATCAGAAAATTGTTTTGCAATGTCGGCTGGTACTTCAACTCCCCTTTGCAAATAATCATTAACGGTAGACTGAAGTTGCCTATAGTCCGACTCCATATTTTCCCATAGCACTGAGATATTACCAAGAGTCTTGTCATCCATCTCATTGAATCCCATTTTTTTCCAGAGATAATTTGAGTCAAATGCATTTATATTCCCATGGCTAATATTTGCCATAGCTTCGTCCATTCCCACTTTTACCTTTGGCAGCATCCCTGAAATTTCGTCCTGATATGAATCTGCAATTGTATTAGTTGAAAAAGATACACTCCTTGCCTGCTGGGCTAACTCCTGATCTTCATTTGCCTTATTGATTTGCTGCTGTTTTTCTTTGTACTCTTGGACACTAATATCTCCGCGGTTCAACTGAGTTTCTAACATAGCCAGATCCCAATCCACGGATTCCATTCTTAAATTGTTTTGCTCTTCCAGCTCTTTCTTCATCTGAGCCTGTAGATTCTGAAACGATTCCGAATCTAGATCTTTTCCAGAAAACTGCATTCGGATTCGTTTGAGCTTTGCATCAGTCTTTGCATTAGCTACCTCATTGGTAATGGACCGCATCTCGTCAACAATTTTTTCTACATCTTTCATCATTTCTGGATTGGCAACGCCATCTACAATAGCTTCACTTAATTTTTCCCCAGCCTTTTTTCCAAGACCATTTAGTTCTTCACTGATGGAATTATATGTAGTGTTAAAGCCATTAATCAACTCTTCCCCAGTTTCATTGTCATTTACAAATAATGCCTTGGTACTGATTCTTGTGGTATAACGTGCCTGTTCCACGATGTCAATAGAGCCCTTTATCATTTCTTCTACCGATGACTTGTATGACTCCAAATCACTCTCATTAAGCTCAAGACCAATACTTACCTTCCAGTTTATCATTTCAACATTATCACCGGCATTGTTGAAATCCTTTGATAATCCCTTAATCTTTTCAATTTCACTTGCTGCAACTGTCAGACCTTTTAAATTACCATTATTAAGAATCATCTTCGCCGTTTGATCTAATTCTTCTGCAGATAATTTGATGTCACCAAATCTTTGAGCCAAATCTTCTTTCCGAAGTTTTTCGTTATGCTCTTTAATTGCAACCCCAATCCCCACTATGGTTCCGATTGCTAATGCACCTAATGCGACTGGCCAAGCCTCTATTAACAGAGAAAAATTCTTTGCCAAAGTCACACCTGCACTAATTCCTTTCATAGTTCCAAATGCAGTGGCAATTCCTGCGACTCCACCAATCATTATATCTGAGTGCTTCATGAACCAATTTCCTACTTCCATAACCGGCCCAAATGAATCTTTTATTCCACCTGTAAACTCCTGAACTTTTCTTCGTATGGTTGGAAGATTATCCTCTAAGGTCTCTCCAACCCCAGACAGCCACACGGTTGCATTCTGTGCAAGTTCTCTTAATTCCCCGGAAATCCCACTAAAAATACCAAGCTTTACGCTATCTAATGTTCCTTGAAAAAGAGAAATATCCCCTTGCAAGTTGTCCAAACGAATCTCAGATAATCTTTCTGCTGCACCTGCGCTGTGATCCATTGCCTCTTTTAGCTTCAGAAATTCCTGATCGGAACCATTCATAATAGCAAGTAATCCGCTCATTCCTTCTTTTCCAGCAATGCCAGCCGCGTACTCTTCTTTTTGTGCCGCTGACAGACCAGAAAAGCCTTTTCGCAATTCATCAATCATCTTACTTAATGGTTTTACTTTACCGGTGCTGTCCTTTAAAGAAATGGAGAGCTTGCTCATGTATTGTTCTGCATTTTTTGAAGGAACTGCTAAATTTGCAAATATGGCCTTCATAGACATGCCAGCCTCTTCACCCTGAATTCCTGCACTTGCCATAAGTCCTGCTGCTAATGCCACATCGTTTACGCTGTAGCCAAACGCAGAAGCGACAGGAGCCGCTCTTTGTAACGCCTTCCCCATCATATCCAAACTGGAATTTGAATGTATTGATGCCTGGGCAAGAACATCTACCATTTGTGCAGAATCACCCGCCTGTATTCCAAAGGAAGCCATAGTGTCTGTCACAATCCCTGAAACACTTCCTAGATTTTCTCCAAAGGCCGCTGCCAGATTCATTACCCCTGGCAATCCCTTTAGCATATCCTCTGCTTTCCATCCCATCTTGTTATCGTAAAGGCTTTTTATCCCTTACTTCTTGCAGTTTCCTGCAAGTTCAGCATATATTATCACCCTCGTCCTACGTTAGGTTTGATAGCGGCGTGCTATCGCAGATTGTCCTTAAGACAATCGTGCCGGAGACTCTTGGGAATATTTTTGCTCTCATAGCGCTCAATTCCTATGCGTTACAAAAACTGCCTGATCCGCAGTTCTCTCGGTATTGGCATGATAGTATGGTATTTACTATTTTAGCGTTTACCGAATTTCCCCAGTATGCGCTGTATATTTCTATACAGCCGGCCCGATGATGTTAAGCCCGCGCCAAGCGCTCCATTTCTTCACTCGCATCAACGGAAGAAAAACCTGTCGTTTTTCCCATTTTAATTGCGATAGAATAAAGACGCTCCATTTCAGAGGAAGAGGATTTTGTAACTACCTTTAAAGAGCTCATCTGAGATTCTAATTTCATTCCAGCTTTAACAGAATCTTTCAAAAACTCTGTGGTCTTATCAGCGGCGGCATTAAGATATGGATCTACCTTATCCATAATCTTCTTCGCCTGTTCAAGCTTTTCACTTATATCTGACATGATATCATCACCTCATCTTTCTTTCTCTGCTTTCTTCCCTGGCCGTTTCCGCCACATCTTTAACTAACCTGGCTGCTTGACTTAAAGGAAGGGAGAAGTAGAATTCCGGGCCGGCTTTGGAATACCGACCCGCAAAAATAAATGCCTTGTTTACCTTTCGGATATCTTCGGGGCAGCCTATCCCTCTAGGAAGAAAAAACGATATACCCGGTTCTTAAGCTTGACTGAATCGCTTGCTCTTAAAACATAAAACAGCTCTAATGGAAATCCAGTAACCTTAGATGCAATCAACTGTGCAAATAACAGCGTAGCTTCCTGCATGATAATGCCACTTCCCCCCATATTGGCATACAGATCATAGACTGCATTTAAATCGCGCCCTGTCAATGTATCCATACCAGATAAATCCAGCTGATCAACCTTGATTCCTTGATACTCTACTGGCATCTTTAACTTCAACATCATCCACTCTAGAGTCGTGTCTGCCTGCGCTGTCTCTGTTGCTTTTTTATCTTTTTCCATAGCTTTTCTCCTTAACACATATCTCTGACTTCACGAAGTACATCATTTCCATTTACCACATAAACACCGTTTAACTTGTCAATCTCAAGCACTGTTTTACCATCCAATACAACCTTATAATAGCTAAGACCGAGAGAAACACTTGATCCCATTTTTGCGCCAGACTTCATAGATCCTGGAACAAATTTCTTAACAGTACCACGAACAGAAATTGAAACCGGTTTATAGCCAACGCTGCCGTCTCCTCCATCCATTCCCTGAATGGCGCCATTTAATGTGATGTCTGCTGTCTGAGTAGGATCCATCAGAGAAAATACATCGTTGCATAATGACATAAATGGAATTTCCATTTCCATATCATCCACCAGTCCAATAACTGGAATTGTCATGTTTCCTCCGAAACCAGCACCTCCAACAGTATCGGTTAAACTGGTGATTTCCGGAAGCTTAACTTCTTCTGCTGTTCCGATTAATTCCTTACCGCCTCTATATACGGTATATCTGTTTACTAACTGAAGTTTTAACATATTATTCTTCCCCCATTGTCATTGCACGTTCAAAAGTTGTGACATCAAATTCTTCCAATGCCTGGATATATTCGGTTGGAGTATATGGCGCAAAATGGATTCTGATTTTCATATGACCGGCAAGTATATCCGTAATAGAATTTTCTTCTTTACGATACTCTGCATACAAACCTGCACACATGCCAGATGCCATAAGGCTGTTACCCCAGATATTAAAGCTGTTGATGATATCATCTACCTGTCTTTTGTTCATACCTTCATCAAGTTTTGCACGGTAAACAGTAATGAAGTAATTTGCCACGAAATCAAACATTCTTCTACAGCCAATCCAACGATCTTTTGGATCATCATTTTGAGGATAACAACCTGTATTGTTACCAAAAGCTTTCCAGCCATTGTCATGAAGTGCTGTCACAATACCATTTCCATTTAATTCTCCAGCCTGAATCTGATCCAAAAAGATCTCTGTACCATCTGCTAATACGGCGCCATCAACATTTAAAAGCTTATTTGATGGATACACATATGGAACATCTCCATTCAATACGGTTTGATGACTCATCATCGCACCATATACAGAAGAAAAACTAAACTGGCGTTTATCTTTTGTTACTCTTGGCCAAAGTACGATGGAATGCTTTTCATCATATCCCATATCCTTTTTGACATTAGGACAGTCAATATACTTTCTTGCCTCTTTCGTATCCAGGTCTAAAAGGCACATCGTTCGGAAAATTCCACTGATGCCTTCACATTTTGACTGCAGAGCAGCACCAATATTAGGGTTCTCGGTCCAGCCCGGTGCCAAAAGCATTCCGGGAACAATTCCGAATTTAGGATAAATCTGTCTTAACACTTCCATTCCTGTTTCTTCACCAGTATCCACCTGATAGAAACCAATTAAATCCTCTTCCATAACCATATCAGGTGCAATTTTCTTATAGGAGATTTTTAAATCAGTTGTATCATAACCTTTACCAGATTTAAGGAGTGTTACCACAAGATAACCAGATTCATTAAAGTCCATAATAAAGTCTTTATTCTCTATAAGTGTAACAACATCGTCTTTAACAACGTTTATTTTGACGGTATCTTTTAAAATGCCAGGAGTATTTAAAACAACCTGATGACCTGCAACACCATAATTGGCTTCTTCGATACTTTTATTATGTTTTTTAGCATCAAGAACATTAATAAATACGACCGGAGATACCTGGAATACCTTGAAGCTTGCGAACATACTTTCACAAAGAGTATAACTTTTCCAATCCTCGCTGTATCCCAATAACTTAACAGCATCTTCGAAACTAGTTACCTTAATAGGCTTATTTGCTACATCATACGGATTTTCAGCCAGATTTACTGGTGCAGTTCCCAGTACTACCTGCACCCCATATCGGGTTGAAAGGGGATTTGGAAACGATGTTTTATTTTCAATTACTTCAATACCATGTTTATATGACATAATTAATTTCCCTCCTGATTTTTTCAGCCTTCCGGTAAACCATACTAATATCACTCTCTGGATTCCTGATAGACTTTTTTACCTCAGCCAATGATTCCACCGGCACAATTAAATCTTGTAAAATTGGATAACTGTTTAATACACGCTTAAATTTCTCCGGATAACCATTTCGAAACACAGCTCCTTCTTGAACAATGCGTTCTAATGATGGTCCTACATACATAACCGATTCACGATTCATAGAATTTCTCCAATTGAATATCTGGAAGATTCCAGAACATTTCAACTTCTCCTTTATAATAAGGAAATTCATACTCTTTTTGAAAAATCAGATTCATGGATTGATCACAACAAAAAGCTCCTAAAATAGATTGCTTTTGGAAACGGTTAATGATACGTTGCAAAATAGCTGTAAGTGTATAGAAACCTTTACGATCATATTCCGAATCGCATATATTTACTTCTATAAATAAATGCGCCTGATTTCTTCCATCTGCCTCTTTCTTTCTGTACTCAGCCTTGTCCATACGAACGAGGAAATATGGAATCCACTTATCTTTTGATTCCTGAATATCTGATTGATAAGATTCTGACATATTAATATTTTGTGGATATCCTTTTAAAGGTACTAGTTCCCCCTTGGTATCCGTTATGTAAATATCATTTGTGAGAACTTCTATTTCCTGAATCAAAAGACGCTGTAACTCATTTATTGTCATTTCATTCTCCCAACCTGCGTTTTTGCAATGTTACATACTAAATTGTCATCTCCTAATCCTCCTTTCTCCATCTCCTCAATCTTTTGTAGTTATTTTGTCTACTCCATCATTAAAAAAAATTTCCTCTTTCTTTTTCAATGATGTAATCTTAAGAAGCTGGCACAAACTTTTAATCTCTCCGGCCTTGAATTCACTCTCATTGTTAATCTTTCGATGAAAGCCATAGCTAGACAACCCCAATTCCAATGCTATCCACCCTTTTTTCAGACCGGATCGCTTGATTTCTTCCTTCAATCGAACCGTATCCGTCATATTGCCCTCCCTTGTAGTCATATCGTCTACATTCATTATCATACTCCCTTGTCCAACTTTTGTCAACAGTATATCCGAAATTTGTTGAATTACTTTCTACAATGTGGTATAATATAAGAATGGAGGTGATCCAATGGAAATAGGTCAGATCATTAAACGGAGGCGGGAAGAGCTTGGTATATCCCAGGAAGAACTGGCGTTAAAGGCAGGCTACAAATCCCGTTCTTCTATTAATAAAATTGAAGTAGACGGCAGAGGACTACCACAGTCTAAGATTGAGTCGATTGCAAAAATACTGAAAACGACTCCAGCTTATCTTATGGGTTGGGAGAATGATACAGCATCTGCTTTCGATTATGTGAATAACTGTTTTGGTACTGATGCTGGGGAGATGCTTGAGAATTTCCACCGTATGAATGAAAAAGGTCAAAAAGAAGCGTTAAAGCGTGTCAGGGAAATGGTACACATACCTGAATACATCAAAGAACAAAACAATATAAAAACATTAAGTCCAAAGGACAAGTCTTATCTCTTACCGGTTGCTTCTCATGAAAGAACGGACATTGAAGTAACGGAAGAGATGAAGAGACACGATGATGCATTTTTTGATGAATAA